GTACCACTCAGGCCGTGAGATAGATGACGGTTTCATGTTCTGGTCGGGTGAGGGTGCTGACATAGCAGACTATAATAAACTTATGTTTCTTATGGCTGAACACTTTGATCTTGGTTCAAAAGTAGTGCAGGATAAACTTGATTACACGCGTATCTTCGGCGCATTTCTTAGAGCAATGGAGAGAGAGCTTAGCACAGTTACAGAAGAGAGAAGGGAAGAAGGAAATTTACCGAAAGTATTAAAAGGAAAGGAGAACGTTATGCTTACATTTCCGAAAAGCCAGAAAGATAGTAACTTGAATGTTCTTATTGACGTTCTTAATGATAATTCAAAAGGTATGGGTACTGAGGCTATAAAAGAAATTACTGATGTGCTTTCTTCATTGAACAATGGAGAGAAGAGCAGTAATGACTACAGCAAGAACATGACTTTTATTAAAGCATGTGCTGAGCTTAGCTTTGGTGTAGGTGATCCTACTGATAAGACAGACATGGACGAAGTTCTTGCATCATTGAATGCTACACATTATGGAATGGACGAAGCTAAGGATTTGGTTGTTGAATACATGGGAGTACACGCTCTTAATAAGGAAGCCTCCTCACCGCAGTTCATCTTCACTGGCCCGGCTGGTACTGGTAAGACAACACTTGCATTACAGATCGCTAAAGCATTAGGACGTAAAGCTGCTCGGGTTTCCTTGGGTGGTGTTAGAGACGAAGCAACTCTTCGTGGTCACGGTCGCACATACCTTGGTTCAAAGTGTGGACGGATCATGAATGCAATAATGAAAACAGGTACTTCAAACCCAGTCATTGTACTGGACGAGATTGATAAGATGTCAGATATGGGCTCAGCAGATAGCGTTCTGCTTGAGGTCCTTGATCCGGCACAGAACGTAGGGTTCACTGATAGTTACTTTAACTTTTCATATGATTTAAGCAATGTCATCTTCATCGCTACTGCAAATTATCCAGAACGTATCGACGCTCCTCTGAAAGATAGAATGGAAGTTATTGAATGCTCAGGTTACACACTACAGGAGAAGGTTAAGATTGCACAGAAATATGTCATCCCGAATGTTATGAAAGAATTTGGTTTGAAAGAAGGACAGATTAAAATTTCATCAGCCACTATTAAATATATCGTTAACGGTTGGACACGTGAAGCTGGCATGAGAAGCTTGGAGCAGGCCATGGCTAAGATCTTCCGTGGAGCAGTTCTCCAGGTATTGAAAGGAAAGAAGAGTGTTAGTGTAACAAAGAAATATGTTGAGAAGAGATTAGGTAGAATCATTTGGGAAGACGAATACGAAATCGATACATCTAAACCAGGTACAGTTAATGGCCTGGCAGTTATGGGTGGCTACACTGGGTGCGTTATCCAGATTGAGTCAGCTTATTCACATACTAAAGGTCAGAGAATGCTTGGTGACACTGGGGAAATAATGAACAACTCCTGCTCAGTGGTTGCTGAATACCTGGCTAACAATGCAATGCGTTATGGGGTGGATGCTTCCATCCTTGATACAGTAGGCATCTGCACACTGCTCGGAAATATCTCCACACCTTCCGACGGTGACAGTGCTTCTATTACACTGGCAACAAGCTGGGTATCACTCCTCCTTGATCGTCCAGTTAATCCTAAGACTGCCATGACAGGATCAATCTCCTTGAATGGTAAGGTAAGAGCTATCGGTGGCCTGGATCATAAGGTCGCTGCTGGTGTTAGATCTGGTATTGAAACATTCATCATCAGCCGTGAGAATGAGAACGACTACAACGACCTGTCAGATGATTTGAAGAACGCAGCCGACTTCCACATCGTTGATCATATCGATGATGTTATGTTTTGGGCTTTGGATATTCACGCAGTTAGCTTGGAAGAGTGGGAAGCAGCATATGATAAGAAGAATGAAGTAGAAGATGTAGCATATTAATTATAACGGGGGTCTTAACTGGCCCCCTATAAGGAGACTGTCATGATAAATGAAAAGAGAATGATGATCGAAGCATTGAACATAGCTAATGATGAAGTCTCCGACCATAGAAAGATAATGACTGCTAAGAAAAGAATATTTAATGACATGGGATTGAAGGCTTCAGAGACATTTAAAGGAGAAGTTGGTACAGATATATTCGCTGATCTTCTACTTGAATCATTATACTGTTTTAAAAACACAGCAGTTGAACACAAGCTTAGCTATCTAGTATCCAGAGTATCCTCTCAGTTAGAAGCTGAGGTAGCCTGGGCCAGACTGTGTAATCAAATGCCTGATAAAGAATCCTCTAAACATCTTGTTAATTTTGTACGTACTCTGAATGAATCATATGCAAAGAATCTTAAATTAAATACCAACACAAAATTTAATCTTATTAAACTGTTGAATAAAGTAGATCCATCTAAACTATCATCAAAGCATCCTCTTCGTAAAGTACTTCGTGCTAAGGCGTGGAATGCTTTTGGAGATGGTGTAGCTAAAGACATAATGACTGTTAGAGGTATCCTATTTGCAGCACTGTTAACTTTCTTTGAAAAGCACCCGCACTTTGAGTCTAAAGTTAATGGCCATGGTTCATACATCGTTACAAAAACAGTTAATGTAAATGTTGAAGTATTTAATTACATGTTCAAAACTCCGAGAAATCTCTCCGATGTTCATGCTTTCAAGTTTGATCTCACTCCAAGTATTCAACGTCAATCTATCTCAGTCGCACTCGCTTCTTCCTTTACATTCAATGAAGACTATACCAAAGCAGTACAAGAAGTTATTAAATCAAAAGAACATTGGAACTATTTTAATGCTGAAAACGAAGAAGCCTTAACTGCTAAAGTTGAATCAGTTGAAGCTGATGTTGAAAATGGTTTAAGATTTTGGAACGATCTCGGAAAAGGTAACGTGTATTTCAACTACGTTATCGATTTCAGAGGCCGTATCTCTCAGTTAGGTGGCATTTCAGCAGTAGGACATAAGGTTGGTAAGGCTATGTTAAGATCAGGTGTTAAACAACGCCTTGGAGAACATGGTTTCAAACACATCCTTTTAAACTTGGCTGGCAGCATGGGTCATGACAAAATGACATTCGCAGATCGGTTGGTATGGGCCAATGATAACTTAGATTCTTACATTACAATCGGTGAGTTAGTAATTAATGAACCAGTCAAAGCATTCCAAGAGCTTGATACCTTGGGAGCTGATGACATCTTTGCAGCTGCTTCAATTGCCTTAGAGCTTTACTACATCTCTAAGTTTGAAGGCCAGCTCGAAGACTTTGAATCAAACCTGTTTGTCGGATACGATGCCACATGTTCCGGCTTGCAGATTGTATCACTTCTCTGGGGTAACAAGATGCTCGCAGAGAATACAAACGTTGCTAAGTTTGAAGGTACCGAGGATAAGATTTATGACATCTATAAGTATCTCTACGAAGCCATGGATAAGATTGTGTGGGACGGTTTTAAAACAGATGTAGATAACAGTGAAGAGTTACTTCAGATCTGGGATGCACTTGAGCCTAAAACAAAACGCGGTATTGCAAAGAAACTTTTAATGCCCCGCATATATGGCAGCACCTTCCAGACTTGGTCAGACAACACCAGGAAGGAAGCAGGTAAGAAAGATATATTTAAATACGTCGAAGATAAAGAAGCAAGAGAGAAGATGACATTTAACTTTGGGACAGTAATCGCAAAACTATTTCAAACTACATTTGATAATGAGAGTGGGTTTCAGGCTTTCAGAGATTTTGATAGTGTTGTAGGTCAGGTTGCTACAGCCTACAATTCTAAAAAGAAAGACACAGTATGGACATTGCATGAGTCAAGTACATTTGATAATCATGTTATTAAAAGTGTGTATCGCTTAAACGCTACAGCACGGTATCGTGCATATCATTCAGGTCAGATGGTATTAGCAACATCATATGGAGTATCAATTTTTGAGGAACAACTACAGAAAGTATCTAAAATTAATGTAAAGAAGGCAGACACAAGAAAAGCGAAGAATGCAATTTCTCCTAACTTCGTTCATTCATTTGACGCATTACTTTTGCACACAGTAAATTATACTATGAAGTCTTCTATGAGATTGACTCATGATTGCTTCGCATGTACAGCAGGACAAGCGGAAAGAATGTTAGAAACAATTAATAATACATTTGTGGATCTATTTGGTGGAAGAAATAACATCATTAAAAAGTTGGTTGAAGAAGCTCATGAAAATACTGGAGTTGAGATTACTGTTCCTGGTACATTGAGTGACACAGGGATTTCCATTAATAACATCGAAGCTGGTATCTATAAGTTCAGCTAAAATGGGTCATTTTTAAAACGCCGGAGGCCTACTTAACTGTGGGTCTCCGGCTTTTTTGCGTTGGAAAACACCTCTTCTGTTTCATAAGAGCATAAGCAAAAAGTTTATATATATTATAACTATATTAAATCAATAGTGGGAGGATCAACATGGCTAAAAAGAAAGTGGTATTAACTCCACTATTAATGAAGAGAATAGGTAAATACATAGATCAAGGTTACCTTAAGAATGAGATAGCTGTTAAGATAGGTATCGGTAGGATGACCTTCTATAGATGGGAACAGAAGAATCCAGAGTTAAAGGCTTTGGTAGAGGAAGCTTCTAAAGCAAGAACAGAGAAGTATGAAGAAGAGATCATAGAGATAGCTGATGATACCAGTCGGGATACCTTGATAGATCCTGAGACAGGTAGGGAATATCCCAATGCTTCAGCAGTATCCAGAGCTACCCTTAGAATTAAAACCAGAACTGATATAATGAAATACAATAATCCAGAGAAGTTTGGAGATAAATCTAAACTGGATGTCACCAGCAATGGAGAGACCTTATCAGGTTTCCAGGGCTTGGTCATTACCCCACCTAAACTTGAGGAGGATGAAGATGTCGATAAAAAATAAGCACAGAGAGAAGAACGAATATAAAGTATTTGGAGAGATGGAAGCTGGTCACCTTATGGAAGATGCTGAGAAGTGGTGGGATAGGGCAGGTAGAGATCTATGCCGTAAACGTACCTTCTCTAATGATTCCAAAGAACAGCAGAATGCTTTAGATGCAACCAACCCGATTCACCCTAATTACATTGGTGGTAAATCTGGTATCCTTCTTGGTCTTGCTTGGGTAATGCTAACCCAAACTGAACGGATGAGGGTAATGTTTGCATATACCTTAACTCTAAAAGAATCAATGGATAAATAATATGGCAATAACACAGCTTGACCTGTCTTATCACAAAACGATATGGGACTTCATGAATGATGATAAGCCTGTTAGGATTGTGGTAGGACCCGTAGGATCAGGAAAGAGCACGGGCGTGGGATGTGGTGAAATTGTACGTAGAGCGTTTATGCAGGAGCCCTCCCCTATTGATAATGTAAGATATTTCAAAGCCCTTGTAGTCAGGAACACCCAGCCGGAATTGAGGAAGACAACCCTTAAGACTTGGCTGGGGATGTATCCTGAAACCTTAGGTAAATTTAATAACACAGCATTAACCCATCACATCAAAGTACCACCTCATAAAGATGGGACTCCTGGTCTCGATCTCCTCGTAGAGTTCACCGGACTCGATGGTCCCCAGGATGCCAGTAAGCTTCTCTCATGGGAAGGAACATTGATATGGTTTAATGAAGCAAAAGAAATCAATAAAGAGATTGTGGATATGGCGACTGCTCGTGTAGGGCGTTACCCCTCCATTAAACAGGGTGGAGTTATGCCTACCTGGTATGGTCTCATAATGGATACCAACCCTTATACCTCAGGACATTGGCTGGATAAGCTTGAGAAGGATACACCAAATAATTGGTCCTTCTATAGGCAGCCTCCTGGAGTATTAGAGATGCAGAAGACGGAAGAAGGCTGGACATCATTAGAGCCAAGATGGCCTCTTACAGTTACCGACCCTGAGTATATACATCATGGTGGTGGTTGTGACTGGGCTGTCAACCAAAAGGCAGAGAACCTACCTTATCTTCCAGTATCAAGATCAATTGAACCAACAGGAGATCCCCTTAAATCAGGTGGCTATTATGCTGCATTGGTTCAGGGTAAAGATAAGAGTTATATACAGATCTATGTACAAGGAAAGAACGGTGCACTTACAAGTGATCAGGCTGTAATCCCTGAGTTCGATGGAAATACTATGATCTCTTCTGATACTGCCTACAACCCGGGTCTTACCTTACAATGTGGTATTGACTTCGGGGCAGGAACTTTGAATCCGGCAGCCGTCTTCGGACAGCTCGATCCGGTTCATAACAGATGGATCATACTGAAAGAGCTTGCCTGTGGTAATATGGGTCTGCTACAGTTTGCAGATCAGCTACTCACTTCTATCAAGAAGGACTTTCAGGGAAGCACCGACATTCAAATCTGGGGTGACCCAGCAGGACTACAGAGGGATGGTGTAAGTATGAAGAGTTACTTTGATCATTTAAGGCTCAAAGGGCTTCATGCCTTACCAGCACCTTCAAACAAGATAGACATTCGTATAGAGTGCATCAGAACACCAATGCTTAGATACTCAGAGGGAAGGCCAGCATTCCTGGTTAATCCTAAGTGCCAAGTATTGATTGATGCCTTGACTGAGAAGTGGTGCTATAAACGATTGAATGTTGCAGGAGAATTGAGATATGATGACAAGCCTTGTAAAGATCATCCCCATTCCGATGTGGCAGATGCTCTTGGCTATTTGCTGTCTGGTGGCGGGGAACACTTTAGCCTGGTCGCTGGGAAACGTAACAGCTCAATGGGTGAGGGCTTTGTGATGGATTCATCTTGGGATGTAATATGAAAAGGACCTTCTATTGTTTCTTCACAGAGGCAGTTCAACTCCCATGGTATCTCAGTAAACTTGATACACAACTGTCTCACTGCTTTACAGTGGAACACCAGGTGATTGGAGAGTATGACTGCTTCATGGCTCTGGAACATCTAACAAACTACATAGATACACGGACCTATCTTATACCAATCGATGATATTATTGAGCGGTATAGGATGGATAAAGACTATAGAATAATTAAGATTAGCCTGGATGTAGATCCCTTAAAAAGGATGAACCCATTCATGCATCTTAATTGTGCAAGTCTTGTTAAGAAATCATTAGGGATAAATAGGCCAACGGTCTTCACTCCCAAACAATTATATAAACACCTCCTTTCCATAGGGGGTGAGGAGATTTAATATGGGTGGATTATTTGGTGGCGGAGGCGCTCCTGACACAAGTGCGCAGGATGCACGTATTGAGGCACAGGATAAGAAGATAGCAGCTCAGGAGAAAGCACAGGCTACACAGCTTAAAGCTCGTCAGAAGGTAGCTTCAAGAGGCTCCCAATCACAGACTCTGTTCTCCCAGGTACTGGGTACAGATGATACGATAAAGAATAAATTAGGAGAATAATATGCCTTCAATGAATGCAGCCGCTCTACTCAAAAGGTCTCAGCAGGCTTGGGTGGATAAAAAGGTTTGGGACTCAATGTATGACGATGCTTATTCATTGGCCCTCCCACAGAGACAAACAAGCCGTGGTACACAAGGTACAATCAAGAATGCTACGGTATATGATTCAACCTTGCAGAGATCCACAGTTAAATTGGCTGGTACGCTTCAGTCTACAATAACACCCCCATTCACTAAATGGGCTAAGCTTACTCCTGGTCCCTTCTTAACAGAGGGTAGGGAAGATGCAGCTAAGAAATTAGACTTTATTACAGATGCTGTATTTGCAGCAATGCAGCCTTCCAACTTTGACGTGGTAGCAGGTGAGTTCTACCTGGACCTAATCATTGGCACGGCAGCTATGCTAATTCTTGAGGGGAATGATATTAATCCTTTTAAGTTTGTAGCTGTTCCTATTTCAGAGATTGCTTTGGAAGAAGGTCCTGATTCTAATATTGGCGCTATCTTCAGGAAGTATTCTAAACCTGCCAGGACTATTCCACAGATGTGGTCTGACATGGAGATGGATGATGACTTCAGAAAACTCCTGATAGAGGACCCCTCTAAACAGGTAGCCATCTCTGAGTCTACATATTATGATGATAAAGATGACGTGTGGAGATATTCCATCATCCTCGATAAACTAAATAATGAACCAAAACTTGCAGTAGAACGTAAGTATGAGACTAACCCCTGGATTATCTCCAGGTGGGTTAAATGTGCTGGGGAAACCTACGGCCGTGGTCCTGTACTGAATGCTCTACCAGATGCAAAAACAGCCAACATGGCCAAGAAGCTTGAATTGCAGAACGCATCTCTCGCTATCGCTGGCGTATGGATGGCTCGTAATAATGGAGTTATGAATGGTAACGCTATCAGAATCCAACCAGGGGCTGTTATTCCAGTTATGTCTACAGGAGGAGCGCAAGGAGCCGACCTTCAAAGATTGGACGTTGGAGGAGATCTCAATTACTCACAAATCATACAGAAGGACTTACAGCAATCCATTAAAGACGCAATGTTCGATAGAAGTATTCCCGACCAAGGGGCAGTACGTAGTGCAACTGAATGGGTGGTCCGTTCGCAAGAACTACAAGAGGCCATTGGATCTCCTTTTGGACGACTCCATCAGGAATTTATCAGACCCTTGTTTAAGAGAATGCTTGATATATTGGTCAGCAAAGGTGTAATTGAGGAAGTACCGTTGAATGGTGGGACAGTAGATGTTCAGATCATTGGCGCACTTGCTCAGGCTCAGGCTATGAAAGAAGTAGAAGCCATCAATAACTGGGGACAGATGGCCATTGGTCTTGTTGGTCCTGAAGCTTTCATGGCAACAGCTAAGGTGGAAAACATACCATCTGTTATAGGTAACCTTTTAGGGATTGATCCCAACTTAATTAGAAGTGAAGAAGAGAAACAACAATTAGCGCAGGCTGCTGCTCAGGCTCAACAAGCTCAGCAAGGCCAACAAGTTAATGGACCTGGTCCAGAGAATGGAGGCGTATAATGAACGAAGTTGAACAAAATACAGATGAACAAATGAGACTGATGAGGGAGAATATTAAGAAGAACTCTTTACCTTTCCATACTACATTTGAAACTGAAGTAGGGAAACAGGTATTAACTCTTCTGGATGCTATGACAAAGGACCTTTCTTCTATTGCTCCTAATGAGATGATGGATATTCAATCCAATCTAACAGTAGAGCAGATCCAGTTAATCAGAGAAGGCCAGGATCAGGTTGTTCGATACATTAAAAATATGGTAAGATTTTACAAGGAGAACTAATATGGCAGGACTATTAGAAGATGCAATTGTAGAGGAAGCTCCTGTAGAGGAAGCTCCTGTAGAAGATGGCTCACTGGATACAACCAAAGTATCCCCTGATGAATCAGCACCTGTGGATGCCCCGGCTAAACCTGAATGGTTGGAAGATAAGTTCTGGGATGCTAAGGGTGGCGCAAATACGGAAGCTCTTGCTAAAAGTTATGCAGATCTCCGAAAAGAATTCAACACTAAGAACAATGATAAAGTTGGCGAGACAATAGAAGATTATGCCACAGAAGCGTTCATGGCTCAGGAAGGTATGGCGGATATGAAAGATGATCCAGCTTTCAACATGGCTCTTAAAATGGCACAGGAATCGGGTTTGGGTGTAAAACAAGCTCAGACTTTTATAGGTAAGTTCATGGCAGGGATGGGTGAGTTTGCTCCTCAGCCTGTAGATGTGACAGATGAGCTTTCCAAATTAGGAAAAAATGGTTTGCATATGGTGTCAGGAATTAAGTCATGGGTAGATGGTATGAAGAACCAAGGCCAGCTTAATGACGAAGTACATGCAGAACTATTAAAATTAGGATCATCCGCAGCAGGAATTAAAGCCTTGGATGTTCTCAGGCAGAAAGCGGGAGTGATCAATATCCCTACAGGAGATGCCCTCAACGGTACTACGCACATGAGTGCTGAAGACTGGTACTCCGCTACATTTGAAACCCATGCCGAGGCTGGTGAATCTAAGGACGCATACAATGTGCGTATGTCGAAACTTGGAGAAACTATCTTTGGTACAGGACATGGAACCTTCACCGGTTCTGGTCTTGGAACTGGGAGACGGTAGGTAAAAGATAAGACCTGTGATGCTCCGCAACCTTCGGGCCGGTACTCCTCATTATGGCAATCTAACCCTTTTATATAACATATTGATACAAGCAACTATAACCGTAATAATTATTTAATTTTTTAAAATTTGGAGTAAATTAACATGAGTAGATACATTAGTGACCTCGCGGTGGCAGAGTATGACCGTGACGTAAAACAAGAATATGCTGAGAATGCTCAGCTCAGAAAATTGGTTAAAGTAAAATCTGGTGTAGTGGGAACAACATGCCGTTTCCAGAAAGCAGCCCAGGGTTCAGCAACTCAGAAAGTTATGCAAGCGGATGTTGTACCGATGAACATTGATTACTCAAGCGTTACAGCCACAATGGTTGACTGGAATGCTCCTGAGTACACTGACATCTTTGACAAAGCTAAAGTTAACTTTGATGAAAAATCTGAATTGGTTTCTCTCTCTGCATCCGCTGTTTCTCGGCGAGAAGATCAGATCATAATTGATGCCCTTGAAACTGGTGCAACAACCTTGACCGTTGCTTCCTCTATTGGCACAACCACCACAATGAATACTGCTAAGTTCCGTGATGCTAAACGTCAGCTTGACTATTACAACGTTCCTTCTATGGATCGTTCTTTTGTTATGTCTTCCGAAGCTCTTTATGATATGCTTGGTGATGATGATGCTGATACCTTTGACAAGAATGCTGTTAAGGCTCTTGTTTCTGGTGAGCTAACAACTTGGTTGGGTTTCAAGATTCATACCATTGGTTACATGGCAGAAGGTGGACTTCCGCTTGCTACTAAAAACCGTTCAGCATTTGCTTTCCATAAAGGATCTTTGGGATATTGCATTGGAATGGATATGCATTCTGAAATCAACTA